ATCAAAAAAGCACAGTCGCTTGGAATTTCATGAAACAAACAAATTTACGACTTACAAAAAAACAGGAAGAAAAACTTGTTAAATACGCACTCGAAAGAGTTGAACAATTAAAGGAAGATAATAGAGAGCGTATCGAGAACGATAAGATTTCATGGAAAATGTATCACAACGATCGTACAGATCGGGTAGGGTACGACGGGATATTTAATCACTCTAATTTATCTGTTCCTATGACCAGCTTGGTTGTTGATCATTTCATGGCTCGCGCTGAGGATGAAATAACAGGAACAAGTCCATATTTTAAATTCGAAGCTCAGGGAGCTGGCGATATCGATATGGCTGAAACATACGATAAATATTTCAACTGGAAAATTGAGGATCAAGCAAATACCAGAGAAAGACTGGAAGAATCTTATCTTCATTTATTTATCCAAAGAGCTTTAGTCCTGAAAGCTGTGTACGAAGAAGATGTATCTACATGGTATGATTATGAAAGAAATGGACTCTTTAATTTACAGACCGGTACATTTGAAGATATCCCAGGACAAGGACCAATAATCGAAGGTGAGGATCAGTTCATTCCAGAACTAAATCCAATGACCGGAGAATCTGAACTTCGACTTGCGTCCGATCCCAGTTTCGTAATGACTCCGGGTGTACACGAATTCCAACCACTTCCGGAAGGAGTCCCCACCCAAATGGTGAAGTACAAAGGCCCAAGGTCGGAGGTTGTAGATTCTGACCGTTTTCTTTGCCCATCAGATGCAGAATCTATTGAAGATGCTGACATTGTTGTTGAAATGTATGACAAAGATCTACGCTGGGCTAGAGAAATGTTTCTTGATCGTGAATGGCTGAGCTTTGGCGATTTTTACAATATGGTAAATAAGGATGCTAATCCAAGAAGCCCTATTGAAAAGAATGAGGAGAGAAAAGAAAATCTAGACTTTGATTCAGATGAAAATCCAAGTATTCAGGTTTTAGAATGCTGGATGAAAAGAGATGTACTTGGAACCGGCCAGCCTCAGGAATTTTGCATATTCATAGATCCAGAAACAGAAAAACCAATCTTTTATGAATTTGTCGCAAAACTAACTCCTGATAACCGTGTTCCATATACCGCAGTATCTATTGGAAAAGAACGTAATAAATGGTGTGGACGCAGTCTTCCTGAAAGAATCCGTTCTTTTCAGGAATATGTTGATAAACAATTTAATTCCCAAAGCTATCGTAATGAACTCGCTGCAAATCCGATCATAGGTGTCAATCCGCAGGCCGTAGAAGATGAGCCTGAGGATGTAGAACTACATGCTGGTAAAATATTTGAATTAAAAGATCAGTACAGCATTGATGACTTCATGAATTTTGCAGCTGTTCCCAATGTCGATGTTCGAACTCAGGAATTAATTGATTTTGTATTTGGAATTGTTCAGCTCTGGTTGGGCGTTTCCAACATGGCACAGGGAGATTATCAGGCACTGGCTCCTGCGAATACAGCGACCGGAGTGGAAGCAACATTAAGAGAGGCGAGTAAAATTGGTCGTCGGTGGATGCGTAGAATTGTTCGTGGGTTTGAGGATCATTTGACTAAACTTGTACAAGTATCCATGGCTACCATTGATGAAGAAGAAGTCTTCGAATACATGGAGGGAGATGTTCGAGCCTTTGGTGTCATGTCTCCTGAAGCGATTAAGGATATTGGAATTAATGTTCGAGTCATATTGTCTCAAGATCAAGGACAGCGGGCTATAGAAAAAGCAAACTTAGCATTGCAAACTCAGGATCGCTATTTCCAATCACCTCCAGAAATGCGTCCATTTATCCGTCCTATGCTTAAACGGATTCTTGATGCTATGGGATTTGAAAAGACTGATGAATTACTTCCTCCTGAAGCTCCAGCAGATCCAAAGACAGAAGCAGAGATTGCTAAAATGCTTGGTGACAATGCAGCGCAGGGAGAGAGTCCTGAACCAAAAGACGGTATGGCAGCCGCTGCTGCTGGCATGGGTAATAGCAACCCACAAGGCATGAACCAATATCAAGGATAATGCGTAAGTATCGAAATGGTAAACAATCTCGCGAACCGAGACAGCTTTCAAAATACTCTCCCGAATACATTCAGTATCGCGGGAGTCGAGGCGGGTATTCTGTTAAAGTCGGATTGTGTGACATCACTGGTGACGGAGATGCGGATACTATATCTGTTGCTTGGAGAAACCCAGCAAATGGTAAAGTAGAAAACTGTACAGTAATCATCCCTTCGGCCCAGATTCCAGCCAACGGCCCAAGCTCTTTAACCGCAACCGAAGCAATTCCAGCCAATGGCCCATCAACTCTAACCGCAACCGAAGCAGTTCCAGCCAATGGCCCAAGCTCTTTGGCCGCAAGCGAGCAGGTTCCGGTCTCAGGCCCAAGCTCTTTGGCCGCAAGCGAGCAGATAGCTGTACCAAATTCTGGGCCGTCTAATCTATCTGCGAGTACATACATAACTTTTGGACCAGCAGCTGGTAACCTAACTTCAGGCTATACAGACAGTGCGAATCGGGAGTGGTTTTTAGAATATGCAACTGGTGGTTATACAATAAATGTATCTACTACGGGTACCGCGGTCTTAAATAAGCCTGATGGTACAATGGAAACTCTTTCCGACAGCAGTAACCCATTACCTGGGACTACTGGAAATTGGACAATCGCTACTATATTTAACTATGACTATCTCGGAGATGGAGGTAACTACGTAGCCACTTTTAATTTAATATCAACCTAATGCCCGACTTAGTAGTATTTGATCAGCTTGCTGACCTTAAAAAATTAACGACTGATGAATCTTTTCTTCATCTTGAAAAACGTTTTCAAAAGGAGCGCGCAAGATACTTATCAAAAATGCTCGATCGGGACACTTCACCGGAAGAGACTATACAGACAAAAGCAATCATTAACGCTCTTGAAAGCCTATCGCCGATGGCTCTTGCGGAAAAAGTCCTCAAGATTGAAGTAAAAAATCGTAAGGTATCTCACCCTGAGATGTTTAAAATCAAGAGACCCGCAACCGGTTGATACGCTTACTTTTTACATTCATCCTATAATCATATTTTAACCACAAACTTTTAAATATAATGGCAAATATAAACTTATCTTGGACTGACCCAGCCGCTGCAGGTGACATCGATTATATCTGTGTTCACAGATTTGACACTGACCAATCTGCAACTTATGCGGACGGATCTTTGGACGCAACAGAAGCCGCTGCTTTTGCAGCTGCAACTTCTACAATTGTTAATGCATCCGATGCAACTTACACCTACAACACTGCAGGTGGAGCAAAAACTTTTGCAGATTCAGTAACAAACGGTGGAACTTATACATACGGTGTATTCTCCAAAAATGGTGCTGGTTACGGCCCAGGAGAAGCGGTCACTATAACCGTTTAAAGGTAATATCTCATGCCCCTCGTATCACGCTGGGGCTCGGTAGTAACCACGGTTCCTCCAACCGAGCCAAAGGTTGACAACCCACGACCTGTGACCCTTGTACACAGGCCGTCACCTGTTGACCTTGAGCCCAAAGCCGAAAGCCTTGGGTCGAAGGCTGGAGATCCAACACCTATAAAAGCGTGAGCAATACCCGACTATATAAGAATGCCAAGGAGCCTAGTAATCCGAAGAGTTTAACTCGTCGGGATATAGTTCGGGACGCATCTAAATTTAAAACACTAGAGCGCGAGCATGATCCGTTAAGACGATTTGGTGGTTCTGTCGGCGGGGGATACATTGATACTGATGGCGATGGGCTACCTGATAAAATCGTAAGAATAACTCGTGGTGGATCTCTTGGGATATCAAAATATCCCGAAACTCCTGCATCCGCAGACCCTCCCGTATTAGGCCCATCAGGATTAACCGCAGTTGCTATTCTCCCTCCCGCGTTTGGCCCGAGCGGGTTGACTGCAACCGAGAGTGTACCAGCCTCTGGTCCGAATGGTTTAACCGCTGGCGAGAATGTTCCAGTTTCCGGCCCATCAGGATTGAGTGCATCTCAACAATTTAACCCACCTATTTCCGGCCCGAGCGGATTGACTGCAACCGAAAGCGTTCCAGCTCAAGGCCCATCAGGACTAAGCGCAAGCGAATCAATTCCAGCATCTGGCCCAAGCGGATTAAGCGCAAGCGAATCAATTCCTGCATCTGGCCCATCAGGACTAAGCGCAAGCGAATCAATCCCAGCATCTGGCCCGAGCGGTCTAACTGCAACCGAAGCGGTTCCAGTTTCCGGCCCAAGCGGATTAAGCGCAGCAGAATCAATCCCAGTATCCGGCCCATCAGGATTAACCGCAAGCGAAGCGGTTCCGGTATCTGGCCCATCAGGATTAGCCGCAACCGAATCAATTCCGGCATCCGGCCCGAGCGGATTAAGCGCAACCAAACTAACTTTAAACCTTGCACCATTTTCAACTGATCAAAATGCGCTTGTTTTAACCACTCCTGCGACTGGAACAATTAAATACAGTTCCGATAGTAATCATTTATTTATTTACGACGGAACTGATTGGCACAACTTTAAATAATGGGTGATATCAAAGTATTTAACAGTGCCGGTATTAATGACAGCGAGAATACTGTTACCAGCCTGGGTGGAGTAGTTGGTCGGGTAAAAGATTTATTTTTATCGAAAACTGAAGCTCAGGAGATTGAACAGAAGGTAGAATTAAATACTCAAAATGTTACACAGGTCGTTGAGGACGCACCGGTCAGCTTAAATACTTTTAAGGAAATCGCTGATAATCTGGATCTTAATGAATTTTATGCGGCACTCGACGATTAAAAATAAAAATTTGGGCAACCGATTGAAAGAGTGCTCGGGATATAGGATTATCGTTTTACCGCATCATATTAACAAACACTTTTATTAAGAATGGCTAATATTTTACAACAAATAGGATCCGCTGTCGGAGAAAAATTAAACGAAAAACTAAATCTTTCTGGGGGTACCGTAACTGGATCATTAGTTATTCCTGCACCATCTGCGGAAAGTGAAGCTGCTCAAAAGGCTCAGGTGTCTGCCTTAGAACTTTCAATCGGGAGTTATGCAACTTTTGTTGCAACTATTGCCGATGTAACTGTTACCTATTCTGACACCGCTGCAAACATTACCGCAATTACCGACGCTCCTAATGGAGCCATCGGGGTGGCAAGCGACACCAGTGTAATTTATATATCCGACGGAGGAGTTTGGAGCGTAAGCACAATTGATACTGTTCAAGCTGATTCTCTCGCAGCAGCGAGGACCCTTAACATTTCGGGTGACACCGAAAGCAACATAAATGCAAGATCTGAAGATCCTGCAGGTACTATCATGTACGGTACCGACACCGACGATCTATATGTTTTCGACGGTACTAATTGGCAAACTTATAACAACGACGCATAATGAGCGATTTAAACGTATATACAACTTCTCAAATTAACGCACTCACACCGGTTACCGGTGACCTGGTTGTTGATTCCGATCTTAACGCAGTAAAACTTTGGAACGGGACAGCTTGGAAAGCATTTACAACTGATGGAGTTTCTACACCTTACC